AAAAACTACGTTTTCTGGCTGGTATATTTGATTTTATGCTCATGGTTTTGTCGCCAAATCTTACTTTTTTGACATTTCCAGTTTTTCTGTCTTTGACGTAAACAGCAAATTTTTTACTACCTGATGGGGTTCTAAATGGCTTGCCTAGTTTTACTGATTTACCTTGATATGTTGCCATTATTTTCTTTTTCTTTTTCTTAAATCTAAATCGTGTTTGCGTGAACCTCTAAGGAAACTATTAACTCTGCCCATAGCCCAAGCACTCATAGGAACTCTACGACTACCAGCACTTAAAAAAGCACCTTGTCCTCTACGATAGACCTTTGCTAATGTGCCATAAGTATATCTTTTAGATGCCTTTGCTTTTCTTCTAAGTGTTGCTTGTGTTGCTGGTGATAAAGGTTTACGTCTAACTGCCATTATGCCTTAGTCCTTGCTCTTAATAAACTTCTAGGAATAACACCACCTGATTTATAAATTGATGAAACTCTTTTGATTAAACTTGCTCTTTTAGTTCTTTTACCACCTTTAAGACCAGATAAATACTTTTTGGGTAAGCCTGAGTCCTTATCTTTTGGTACTTTTCTAGTTCGTTTCTTCTTCTTCGCCACCTACAGTTTGCCCCTCTACCTCAGTTGTTCTAAATTGTCCTCGTAAACTTCTAGCAGAGTCAATCTCATCATTTATTGTTTTAATCATTTGGTCATCATCAATAACAGCCTCTGCTATTTGTTTATCTAATTCTTTGTTAAATGTTTCTGATTTTATGCCACTAGATTTAGCCATTTGTAAGAATTGTAAATCATTAGCCCAATCTCTGACATCAAAGGTATCTGGATAATCAACTGTTCCGTCCCAATCTTTGTTTTGCCACATAGCAAACAATGACCAGATTTGCTCTTCAGAATTTTCTAAATAATCTGCTTTCTCACTGAGTTTCGCATTCAAAAGCTGAAACTCCGTCTGGAGGGCAATTCCACTAGATATTTGGTTTCCTGATGTTCCTCTAACTGAACCCATATGAGTTATTCTATCTATAGCATCAATTTTGTTTTGAATACATTTCATAATGCCATCTAAGTTTTGACCACTAGGTTGAATGATGTAAGGTTTTAAATCAGATTGTAAGTCCTCTGGTATTTCAATGATTGAACCAGCACCAGCACTAGCCTCTACATTCGGTGTCTTTACTAAACTTGGGTGGTTCGCTAATCTAATTAATTGTTCTTTTTCTGAATAGTCATTGTAGATAGACTGTTGTAAAAATGCAACATCAGCTAAATCGCTTATACCTACAGGTCTTTTATTTCCTCTAAGATTGTAAACATTAACTGCTGGTATTCTACCTATAGGGTTTGGTACTTCTTCAATAAGTCTTGCCTCACCATCTATATATTCTTTTTCGTAATCCTCTACCTCATATGTAGAAATACTTTCCTCTGTAAAAAGTTTGAGAATTGCTCTGTCAGCGTTTATATCTTCAACAATCAAAAGCATATCAAGATAAAATCTACCACTTGATGCTCTTTTATAATTCCAGTTTACAATGTTCTCTGGAGTATAAATAGAAATGTAAGGTCTAATATCTTGCTCTAATTCCTCTGCTCTAGTCTTTGTATTTGTCTGTGGTTTATCTACTATCACCCAGCAATTACCATAAATGCTTGCGTTCATTTGCACCTCACGCATTACAGTATTGAATGATCTGCCATCTAAATCAGCATCGTTAATAAATGATTCTAATTGTAGGTCGCCATCTAAAGAACCAAAGTCTCTAGTCGGAGGAACTCGCCATAAAAAACTTGTATATATTTGCACTACATTTTTGCAGTGGTTATCAACTGGAGTATGTCTAATTCTTTGATCGTATTCCTCTGGTGATTCTAAAATATATCTGTGGAGGTAATAACCATTTTTATAATCATTACCACCTAGATAACTACGAATATAAAACTCCCAATTAGAAATGTTGGCATTCCATAATGGGTGCTTTGCTGTTAAAAATTTTCTATCCATCAACTCCACCTACTAGGAGGGTTAGGCTCAAAGTTTCGTCTGATAGGATATTTATATTCAACTAAATAACCTAATGCGTCATTAAAGTGATCGAAACCACTGTCTTTATCAGGAACATGAGTACCCTCTTTGTATATCTGTCTTTCTAAACTTTTGATTACGTTTTTGCAAGATTTTAAAACGAACAAACTATTTTTACCATTTGAATTTTTTAATTTTGAATTTACTGCATTTATTCTATCTCTAACTAATGGTGCTTTGTTTCTACACTTAACATCAAAACCAGCATTGATAAGAATTGATAAATCAGTTTGCCCACCAGCAGATGTTTTCCTTTGTCTGGCAGATGGGTCAGGATAAATTACAGTGTGATTATTTTTGTATCTATTTTTTATTTCTTCAACCATTTCATTAGTATTGCTAGAATATATTTGTATCTCATCTACAACGTAAATACTATCATTTTCTATTATAGCTACAACAGCACAAATAGGTGAGACGTTAAAATCTAAACCAATATGTAAGGTAGTTGAATTGTTACTAAATGTTTCAACGATGTTTTTATCTCTGTCAAAGTTGTAATAAATAATGCCAGCGTAAGTAATAAATGTAGCAAGATACTCTTGTTGAAAAGTTCTCTCATCTAAATCATTTTTTGCTTGATCTATCTCTGATTGTAATACCTGACCACCCTCTAATGTAGTATATTTAAAACTCTGCCATTCAGGGTCTCGTTTACTGTATAGATCATAAGCAAAGTTAAAGCCCTTTGGCGAAGAGCAGAACAGTGCATGACCCAATGTATCTGATAACGTAGGTCTTAAAACCTCATACCATGCTTGTGGTTGTATATCAGCAAACTCGTCCATAACAATAAAATTTAAGCCTACGCCTCGTAAATTATCTCTGTGTGAATTATCAGCACCTTTTAGACTTATTTGTGAATTATTCCTTAATGTAATAGATAATTCTGACTCATTTATCTTTTTTATCCACTTATGTTTTATCATTTGTTCTTTAAGCATATCCCAACAAATAGTTTTACTTTGTCTATAGCTAGGACTGACATACCAAACACGCTGATTTGGAAATCTAGCAAACTTTGCCATTTCTTGTATTGCTAAAAATGTTTTGCCAAACCTACGCCCAGATATAAGAACTCTAAAGCGTTTATCGCAAGTAATTACCTCTCTTTGTGGTTTTGTAAGTGGCATTATATTTCATCGCCCCAACTATCCCAGCCATCAACTCTTTGTCTAGCAAATAATTCTATTCTTGGTAGATCACCACATAACTCAATAATATTATCTCTAATAATATTTGGTTTTTTACTATGTTCTTGTCTTTTGCTAATTACTAATTGTTTTACAGATTTAGATATTCTTTTGGGTTTACCTTTAGTGGCTAGTAAACACTGCTCAGGATTACATCTAGTCCAGTAGCCCATGCCTGTGAAATATCCATCAGAATTTATGTTTTGTTTGACCCATGTAAAACCAACTGTTTTATATGTAAAGCCCCATTCCTCAATGACCCTAAAAGCCTCTGGCAACATTGAATCAATAGCCCAAAGAAACAAAGTACAATTATCGTCAGAAATATCAGAAACAGGTAGGTTACAAATATCATTAATACTAAGTGTATTATAATGCCTAATGGCAGATCGTTTTTGACCTTTTGTTGAGTAGGTTCTAAATGTCCAAGCTGGGTCTGCATAAATTATTTGGTATCGTTTCTTTGGAAAAGGTATCACTCAACTGACCATGCAAGTGGTTCGTTATCCTCAGTAATAATGCTCTCAGATTGACCAAGTATTTGTTTGCCAAGCCATATCTGCATTACTACATTTCCCTTTTCAGCACTCTTAAATTGTAACTGTCTTAGACGCATTTTCATCTCTGCTCTTCCTTTTGTCAGAAATTCCGAATAACTCTTTTCTATGAGATCAGCACTACAGCCATAAAAGTCTGCAATCTCTTTATTCGTACAACCTAATTTTGCTAATTTACTAACTTGTTTAGTATCTATGTTATATTTTTTTGGTCTTGCCATAATCCTCTTACCCTATGAGTTAGGTAAGTTTTGTTTATCAAAAAAAATATAATTTTGCACTAAATATTTTAAACGCCACAAATAGCACTATCGCAAATATCATTAAATAAATCTTGTTGATCTTTATTTGGGTCTAAATCAGCCTCTTCTAAGGGGACTAATGATTTATGTAAAAAAAGTTGATCTTTTGTACCAGCTAACCCATTTCTAATAGTTTTATCTAATTCAACAACTTCTTTCCATTCATCAGGGTTTTCTTTAATTATTTTCCATTCTTCATTACTATGATATGGGCAAAATGTGCAAGCTGATCTAGGTGGTTGAGGATAATTGTTTTTTTCAATCCATTGTAAACAATCATATCTACGCAATCTTTTATCAACTAAAGGGTAAGAATACTCTATATATTTTAGTGGCGATATTCTCATTCTAATCATTTCATCTAAAGAAATACCAAAAATCTGTTCTACTTTTACTTTTTTTGGCACTCTTTGCTTATATCCAACTCCAAGCAATTCTCTTATTTTTTTTACTAAAGGATTTATTTTATAATCTTGGGTACAATGTCGTCTCAATATGCCTTTACTGCCAGTTTCCAAGTTTTTAGTAAAAGCTGGTATAGAACCACGCCCCTCTTTATTTGCAGATTTAATAAGGTCTTTTTTTAAATTACCTTTTGATACTCTGTAAATTGGATATGATAAAACTGTCTCTAACCAATCTAAATGATCGTAAACTTTTTGAGGTTCTGAACCAGTATCAGCAAAAATCGCACAATCTACTTTTTCAAATTCACCTTTTTCAATCATTAAAGCTAAAGCAGTTGATTGAACCCCAGCACCTAAAGCTAAAACTCTTAGATTCATTTGTATTCGTTAGCCATTTCTAAATCATTTATGGCTTGATCTTTTGTAATTAGTCCTTTTCTAATACCCATATCAATTACATCTTTGTTTTTTAACGCCCAGTCTTTAACAAATCTTGTTACTTTTTTATCTCTTATAGCATCTGTAAACATTTGTAACCTTTGTTCATCTTGATTAATTACGCCAAAATTATAGTTCTTCTTTGGTTTTTCATCTAAATATTTTTTTGCAGATAGCCAAAAGGCTGGTTGTTTAGCAAAGTTTTTATCATCTATTGCACTGTAATAACTATTATACAATTCTGCTAATTCCTCAGGTTTATCTTGCCACTCTTTTTCTATCTTATTGAAATTCTTTTCTGCTGTCCCCTTGCTGACCTTATTAGTTATTTTATCCCAGAATTTATTAAATGTTTGAGAGTATTTATTAGTAGATGTATTGGTAGGGGTAGAGGTAGTGGTAGGGGGGTTTTGGCTAGGTTTTTTTGGTCTGCCTCCCAGTTTACCATTTACCTTAGATGCGTCTATTCTCTTACGGATATAAAGATATTCCTGTAGTTGTCGTTCATTTTGATAATGATTTTCTACCTCTACAAAAAATTCTTTGAGTATCTTTTCACATGAAATTTTTTCACTTTCAGTGTAGCAACTTGCAATACGTTTTATTGTATCAATATTTTTTGGTAATCCGACACATCGTTTATTCCAATTCCAACAAAGCAATCGCATATATATCCCAATCTCTTCATTACTTAGATGTGATGTACCAGCTATAAAATCTTCGGTAAATAAATACCACGCTTTGAGTTTTTCTTTAGGTTTCGAGTTCTCGTCTATAAACATTGTTACCCCCATTTCTTAACTGTTTATATATTTCGTATGTCAATTCATCTACTTTGTCGTCAAATTCCTCTTTGGAATATTTCCTAAAAATAAATAAATCTTTAGCCTTTGTAACTGCTTTTTCCTGTGCTTTCAACCATAAACCTATAAATTCATCTTGGTTTTCATATCCCTGTGGCAGATATATCCTCTTGCCTCTTCCTATATCTATTACGAGGGACATATTGATCTATGATTTCTGTTAGTTCTGTAAGGCATTGTTTCGTGTTTCCTTTAACAACAAAAAATGGAGTCTTTAAATCACTTGATCTAATTTTCCAAATCTTTTGTGCATCTGTGAGTTTACCTTTTTCATTCTTCAACTCAACATATAATAATCTACCCTCTGGGTACTCAATAATAAAATCAGGCACGCCAGCACGAAAGCCCATTTTTTTAAGTTTTATCAAATATTGAACAGATCGTTTACCCTCATTGGCAACATGGTAATGACGAAAGTTGTAAATTTCAGTCAGGGCATTTAGTAGTTCGTTACACGCTATTTGAATATAAAACTCTTTAGTCATAAAACTGAGGGGTGAGCCTAAGATTCCCACCCCTCGATTCGGTAATCAAAATGGGTTTAATTACCTATTCTATAGCTACAATGCCTCGCTAAAAAAAGAATAATAAAATTATTAGTGAAAAATCGTTGGGAATCAAGGTTTTTTTTTGTGTAAAAATAATTAAATTACCTATTGTAATAACCTAAGAAATTTAGTAGGTTTAATTATGATTAATAATAATAATAATAAGGAGTATACAATGCCTAATCATACTGACGAAATATTAAAAATAACTGCAATAGAAGTAATCAACCAATATGAATATCTTGCAGTTTGGACTAACTATTATGAACGATCAAACAAAAATAATAAATTGTTTGGTAGAAGAAAATCTGGGAATGATATTAGACTTGCAGAAATATCAGATGAAACAAAAAAAGCTATTGTTGAATACATAAAAAATAATGGCGTTTATTTCTTTACAGCAAATGATGATGATGAGGGTTATGAAAAAGATGACGCTAAATTTGATATTGAGTATTGTGAAGATAGATGTGAGGGTTTTTATCTGGATACCGAGTCTAAAGGTAATGTTGGTTTTGAACCTTTAGATAATTATACTGAGTATGATTTAGGTCATGCAAGAATGTATTATAAAGAAAACAATCAAATAAAACAGCTTTAGGAGTAGATATGATTCCTAGACCTTTCAAAAAAATTCAAAAGTTTGACCTTATCGAAAATGATGAGGTCATTCATTTGTTCAAGATTACTCACTTAGATAATTCTACTGGCGTTTATAATAACAAAGGTGAATTAGTAATGAGTAGTTATATCAAACCTAATAATAATAAAGGAGGCAACAATGCAAAAGAATAATTGGTTTGAAGTTGATAAAAAAGGATTGCAACAAGTCCAAAGTGAAAAAGATAAATTCTTTATCATTAAGGAACTTGTCAGTAATTCTTTTGACGAAAATATAAGTAATTGTAATTTGAATATTGGTAAAACAACCCAGCATAAAAGTTACATTAATTGTATAGATAACAGCAAAGATGGTTTTAGAGACCTTAAAGACTCTTACACTATGTTTGCCCCTAGTTACAAAAAAGGTATCGTAGAAAAAAGGGGTAGATTTAATGTGGGGGAAAAGTTTGCTCTAGCTATGTTTAAATATGCTTTTATAAAATCTACTACTGGTTCAGTAAAGTTTTTAGATGATGGTTCAAGAAAAAGATCATCAATAAGAACAATAGAGGGTACAGAATTTTATGGTGAGTTAAATTTAACTTGGAGTGAAATTTCTGAACTTTCAGAAAAAGCAAAAACTATCATACCACCAATGTTTGTTAATTATTCTGTAAATGGTCATCGTGTAAGACGACCAGATGATTTTAAAATATTTACAGAAAATTTACCAACAGTTGTTACTGATGATGAGGGCAATCTAGTGAGATCATCAAGACTTACTAATATTGAGTTGTTCAAAACAGATAAACATTTTATTTATGAAATGGGTATTCCTGTAGTTGAAACTGATATTGGCTTTTCAATAAATGTAGATCAAAAGATACCTCTTAACAAAGATAGAGATAATGTAAGTCCTAGCTATCTTAAAAAGCTAAAGACTTATGTACTCAATCATACATCATCTGATTTAACTGATGAGCAAGCTAAATCTGCTTGGGTTACTGAGGCTCTTGAAAGTGCTGATGTTGATGCAGTAAAAGATGTTGTTGAGTCTAGGTATGGCGATGATGCTGTTGTCTTTGATATGTCTGACCATGAGGCTAATAAAAAGGCTATTGCAGATGATATTAATGTTATCACTGGTGGTAGTTTTAACTCTAAGGTTTGGGACAATATCAAAAGAGCCAGAGAAGAGCATAAAGACTTTGCTCGACCATCTGGTTCTATTGGTAAATATGCAAGTCCTAATCTTAATGGTGATATACCAGCAAAAGTATTAGATGAGTCAAAAGTAACTAAAGAAATGAAACAAGTTGTTTCTCTTTACAAAAGATTACACAAAAAACTTTTTGGAGTTGATCTCAATGTTACAATATACAATGAGTTTGGATTGGGTGGTAATCGTCTTATGGCTACTTATACTGGAGGTACATATGGTTCTGACCTAGAATTTTATTACAAGACTTTAGGTAAGAGTTGGTTTGATCTTAAAACAAATAAAGTAGCAATCATTGATTTAATGATACATGAGTTTGGACATTGGTATTCAGGCGATCATCTTAGTGAGAGATATTATGATGGTTTGACTAGAATTGGTGCAAAACTTTATTGTGGAGTAAACAATGTTTAGTTTAATTATTACAACAGGCGTTCATCTAGCGATGTTCGCCTTTGCACTTTATTTCATTAAAGAAATATTCGGAGGTAAATAATTATGACAAAAAAAAATAAATATTTTCCTTATGGTCATTTCAGTAAACAAGTTATTGGGTACTGTCCAAGAACTCGACAACCTGTATATGAATATAAACACGCTATACCTATGAAAAAACCTTTTTTTAGTGGGTATGCTAGGGTAATAATAATTTTCTTTTTACTATGCGTTGCTATGGCTCTTATGGGTTGTAGCAATGCACCAATAGTTGATAGTAGAGGAAAAAGTTCTGCTAACATAGATGGTTCAGCAGATAGATACCATGATGACTATTATACTTGTAAATCTCTAGTTGAAGATAACACTAATACGCTATTCGATAAGGGAAAAGTCGTGTATAATGGTTTTCGTTGGAGGTTATTATGGCTTTCACCCAAAATACAAACTAGACAAGATTTAATAAATAATTGTTTAGAGGGTAGAGGTTATAATGTCATTAACAAATAATAATATGAAAGGAAACTACAATGTCTAATATAGTAGATAAAGTCTTTGACAATAGCGAAGATGGCAAACCAAACTATGCGATTGATTTAGTCGATGGGACTAGATTATATTTAAGGGGTCAGGTTTTACACCCACTACCACAATCAGGCGATGCGATTGACTTTACTGTAATCAATGTAAAAACATCTGACAAAGGTAATCAATATACTAATGTAAAAGATGTAAGAGTTGCACATAATCATACAATGGAAAATGATTATCCAGTAGAAATGCAATCTGCTAGTCCAGCACCTAGTCCAGCACCAAATCCAAGACCAATGAATAATTCCATGAATAAAAACGACACTCAAAGAATGGATATATTCGTTACTGGTGTTGTTGGGCGTTCAATGGGTAGTGGTCATTTTAGCGTGCAAGATATTAGCGATCTGACAAAGAATGCAGTGAAAGCATTTAATGACAATCTCAAAAATATCTAAAGATTATAAAACAATCTTTTACAAGTATTGGGGGCTATCAAAAGAAGATAGCCTCTCATGCTGGGGTTGTTTTCAAAGACCAGCAGTAGAGATTCATCATTTAAAATCTCGTGGCTTTGGTGGGAGTCCAAAAAATCTTTTGAATGTACCACGCAATTTATTCCCAGTATGTCGCCAATGTCATACTTTGGCTCATTCTAATAGATTAGTAAATGAAGAGTTTAGAAAAGAATTAAATCAAAAGATAGACGAAAAGGAGTTTGAAGAAAACGAAAATGGCATCTGATATTTATTCATTAGATTTCAACCCAAATATTTTATCCTCTAAGCAAGAAGAACTAGGGTTAAGTTTTGCTGATGATGACACAGCAGTTGAACTTATGAAAAAAGAGGAAAAGATGTTGATAGCAGAATTAACACTAGAACATACTAAAAATAGTGGGTATAAGAACATGACAGAATTAAATGGTTACATTTATTCTGATGAAAAGTTTAAGCAGTTTACCGACAGATACAGGGAAACTCTTAAAGCAAGGAATCGTTCTAAGATTAGATACGAAACCTTTAAGGCTTTTCGTGACGACCTCAGAACTAAAGTCGTCAACGAAAGGGAATTGGCTAAAAACTTATAGAAAGGAGTTTATATGAGCCAGAATACACAAATACTAAATTACCTATTGTCAGGTAAAAAACTAACCCCAATAACAGCACTAAATAAATTTGGTTGTTTTAGATTGAGTGCAAGGATTCTTGATCTAAGAAAAGAGGGGCATAACATTACTACTGAAAATGTTACTCGTAAGGGTAAGACTTTTGCAGAGTATTCTTTGCAAGGGGGTAAGTAATGAGTTACTACGAAAAAAGAAGATTGTACGCCATCAGGGAGTTTTTCAGACTCTTAACTACTGATGATTATTTTAGAAAAAATATTGCTGATGATCTTGCTGAACTAACAGATGAGGTTACTAATAACTGCCTCCATGTTGTTACAGGGTTTGAACAACAACAAATTAAGGATGGGGACAGTGATGGTCTGATTGTATATGACCCTCCAACTGGCAAACATATTGAAATATCTTTTAAGTATGTTGATGAGGGAGGTTCTTATGAAAAGTAAAACTCATGGTCATTACTTTGCTAATATGGAATTTATTGGTAGAGATATTAGAGTAGATGTCAGATATGTTAAGTTTGATAATAATGTAGATGGCAAAACTGGCTCAGGCTGGGTTGCATCTGTAGATGACAAACCATTATCAAATATGTTTGATTTTAGTTCTACAGCTAGTTACAGCAAAAAAGATTGTATCAAATTGTTAAAAAAACTTTTAGCTAGAGCCTATGCTAGAAAAATGCGACATCAGTTTAAAATCCATTTAGGTGAGATTGATGATGATACATTGTTTGATGCAACTTATGCAGAAACAAAAGTTGGTGCATTAAAGGAGGTTACATGAGTAAAACTGGTGCTTGGTATATGACCATGCAAGAGGACGCTGGCGATTTAACTAAAGATGAGTTCATTAAAAAACATGGTGAACATAATCTTGATATATGGACTGAGGTTCATGAAGAACTTGGGGACATTGACGATATGCAATCAAGGTTAGATCAAGTTGTATCAAGAATGAATAGAGCCTTTACTAAAAAGGTTACTCAATGATTGATCATTTTAAAAAATTTGATAAGGGCGATAAAAGTTTATTGCCCTTGTCTTTTAGTCATCTAAATGAGTTTGCATTTAATCGTGAACGCTGGGCTTTGCGTAGGATATTTGGTTATCAATTTCCTAGTAGTGCATCAGCAGAACGAGGTAAAGCAGTAGAGTCAGGTTTAAATATGTGGCTCAATGGTATGGATAAGCAAGACGCAATAGATAAGATGGTTGATGAGTTCCAAGCTAACTGTAAGTTATTTGATGACCCAAAAAAAGAAGAGGAGGAATACAACTTAATTCCTTTATTCAATGAGGGTATCAATGCTTTTAATGAGTTTGGTTTCAAATGGAATCTATTAGGCTATCAAAAAAAGGTAGAACTCGATATACATGGAGTCCCACTGATAGGTTATACGGATTTTCATTTTGAGGATAA